AAAATCCTCACAGACATCAACGCCTCATTCAAAAGGAACAAGCTCGGGACGGCGCAGCAGGCCGAATACCTGAAAGTGATCTTCGGTGAAGAGGCGATGAAAGGCGCGGTGAAGCTGGTGGAGGCCGCAGGCAACGGCAGGCTGACCGAAAAGAAAACCGCGCTGGAAAACTCGCGGGGAGCGGCGGCGTCGGTCGCGAAGGTGCAGACCGATAACCTCGACGGCGACCTGAAAAACATGCAGTCCGCGTTTGAGGATTTGCAGATCGAGACCTTTGATAAACAGGACTCCAGCCTGCGAAAGCTGACGCAATCCGCGACTGACTGGCTCGGCAACGTGGGCAAATGGGTGAAGGCCAACCCGAAGCTGACCGGCACTATCGTTAAGTCAGCGCTGGCGATGACGAGCCTGGTTGTCGGCCTCGGCGTACTGGGCGTGGTGATCGGTCCGGTCGTGAAAGGTCTGGGTTATATCGGCATGGCACTGAAAGGTGTGGGCACCGTGCTGCTGTGGATGGGACGCGCCGCGATGGCAAACCCGCTGCTGGCCGTGGTCACACTGATCGCGATGGCAGCGATTTATATCTGGGCGAACTGGAGCATGCTGGAGCCGAAGTTTAAAAAGATGTGGGACGCGATTGCCGCCTGGACGACCGAAGCCTGGGCAACCATCACCGACTGGCTGACCGGCACCTGGAACAGCATCGTTGCCGGTGTGCAGGGATTATCGGATAAGTTCGCAGCGGTCTGGACGGGCATTAAAGACGGGGCAAAAACGGGGTTTGCGGCCTATATCAATTTCCTCAAGTCTTTTGGCCAGAAGATTTTCGACGTGGTGAAAAGCCTTCCAGGGAAATTTAAAGAGGCGGGCAGAAATATGATCACCGCGCTGATGGACGGAATTGCCGCGAAGTGGCAGGCGCTGAAAGACAAGCTTTCCAGCATGACGGATTTTCTGCCGGACTGGATGAAGTCGGACGGCGAGAAAACCATTTCGGTTAGCGTCAGCAATAGCCTGCCGAAACCGGCGGAAGGACTTTCTACGTCTGCGCTGCCTGCGCCGATACTGCCGAAACCTGCGGGCGGTCTGAACACCGCACAACCTTACGGCACCGGCGGTGCGGCATACAGCTACGCGGGCATGTTCGACAAAGGCGGCGACATTGACGCCGGTGAGGTCGGCATTGTGGGAGAGAACGGCGCGGAGCTGGTACGTGGTCCGGTGAGCGTCACGGGGCGTCGGGACACGGCGGCGCTGATGCGTAATCAGGCTCCGGCTGCCGCTCCCATCTTCAACGTCTACGCCGTGCCCGGACAAAGTGCGAAGGACGTCGCCACTGAGGCAATGCGTTTATTTGAAGATTACATGCGCCGCCAGCGTTCTGCGGCGCGCAGCTCAATGAATTACGACTAAGGAGGTTTCTATGATGCTGGCTTTGGGAATGTTCGTGTTTATGCTGCAAACCCTGCCCTATCAGAGTTTGCAACGCGCGGCGGAATATCGCTGGCCGACCAATGACCGGATCGGCCTGCGCGCCGCGCCGCAGTTTCTCGGGCAAGGGGACGAAAAGATCACGCTGACCGGCACGCTGCTGCCGGAAATCACCGGCGGCAGGCTGAGCCTGGACGCGCTGCGCCTGATGGCGGATCAAGGCCGCGCCTGGTCGCTGATTGGCGGCAACGGTGCGATTTACGGGATGTTCGTGGTGGAAAGCCTCAGTGATGAACATTCAGAGTTTTTCGCTAACGGTGCCGCCCGCAAAATTGAGTTTACGCTGAGCCTCAAGCGGGTGGACGAAAGCCTGACCGCCATGTTCGGCGATATCAAAACTCAGGCCGACGGCCTTCTGGATCAGGCGGGCGGGATTGCCAGTAACGCGCAGAAATATGCAGGCGGGCTGCTGTCATGATGTCCACTATCGTAATGGATAACGGCGCACAGATTGCGCCGGACTACATGGTTAAGCTCGCCGGTTCAGACATCACCGCTGATATCAGCAGGCGACTTATTTCGCTATCGCTGACCGACAACCGCGGCTTTGAGGCTGACCAGCTCGACATAGAGCTAGACGACGCGGACGGGCTGATGCAGATGCCCCCGCGCGGCGCGGTGCTGAGCGTCTTTCTGGGCTGGAAAGGTCAGGCGCTGTTCCATAAGGGTGAGTTTACGGTGGACGAAGTGGAGCATCGGGGCGCGCCGGATACGCTGACGCTGCGCGCCCGCAGCGCCGACTATCGCGGCAGCCTGAATTCCCGCCGCGATAACTCCTATCACGACACAACGCTGGAGGCGATAGTCTCCGCCGTCGCGGCGCGCAACAGTCTCCAGCCCGCCGTCGCCCAGTCGCTTAAGGATGTGAAGGTTTCGCACATTGATCAGACGCAGGAAACCGACGCGGCTTTTATCACTCGTCTGGCCGAGCTGAACGGCGGTGTTGTCGCCATCAAGGCTGGTAAACTAATTTTTATTAAGCCAGGCTCAGCATTAACCGCCAGTGGCAAGCCGATCCCGCAAATGACGCTGACCCGCAGCGACGGCGACGGGCATACGTTCAATATTGCTGACCGTGATGCCTATACCGGCGTATCAGCAACCTGGCTTCATACCAAAGAACCAAAACCTAAAAAGGTAAAGGTACAGCGGAAGAAGAAAGAAAAGCACCTGCGCGCCCTGCAACATCCGGCGGCCAAAAAGACCACGGCGAAAGCACAAAAAACGCCGGAGGCGAAAGAAGGCGAATATCTGGCGGGCAATGATGAAAATGTGTTTGCGCTGACGACGGTTTACGCCACGCAGAAGGCCGCGATGCGAGCAGCACAGGCCAAATGGGACAAGCTACAGCGCGGCGTCGCACAGTTTTCTATCTCCCTGGCTCGTGGACGTGCTGACCTGTTCCCCGAAACCCCGCTGGCGGTGTCAGGCTTTAAAGCGGTGATCGACGCGCAGCCCTGGCTAATCAGTAAGGTCACGCACAGCCTTAACAATGGCGGATATACGACGGGGCTGGAACTGGAGGTGCTGCTGTCAGATGTGAGTTATGAGGCGACTGAGGGGGGTGGTTCGGAATAATAGCGAGTGTAAAACACTGTAATGTGTGATGTATGTTTTGCGCGATAACATACAATGATTGCATCTGATTAAAATGATTACATGGTGATTAATATGATGCATTGCCCGAAATGCCAGCACGCCGCCCACGCACGTTCAAGTCGTTACCTGAGCATCAACACCAAAGAGCGTTACCATCAGTGCCAGAATATTAATTGCAGCTGCACGTTCAAAACTCATGAGTCGATCGCTGACATCATTGTTGAGCCAGGAACTGTTCATGCCGTTCAATTGCATCCAGATAAGCATCAGCAGCAGTCCTTCCAGATGCACTAAAAATTCAACGTCAAAAGAAGCCCGCGAAAGCGGGTTTTTTATTTATTGTCGCCATACAGCTAATCTCTGCCGCCATTTTGCCGCCACTCAATAGAAAAAGGGTCTAGCGATTACGCCAGACCCTTGATAACTAAGAGTATTTAGATGTCGCGTTAGCGATACCTTAGTTAAGACGCTCTTTGATACGAGCAGACTTACCAGTACGCTCACGCAGGTAGTACAGTTTAGCTTTACGAACGGCACCACGACGTTTAACAGCAATGCTGTCTATTACTGGGGAGTGAGTCTGGAATACACGCTCAACACCTTCGCCGTTAGAAATTTTGCGAACAGTGAATGCAGAGTGCAGACCGCGGTTACGAATAGCGATAACCACGCCCTCGAATGCCTGCAGACGCTTTTTAGAACCTTCAACGACCCATACCTTAACTTCCACGGAATCACCCGGACGGAATGCAGGTACGTCTTGCTTCATCTGCTCTTGTTCGATCTGTTTAATGATATTGCTCATAATATGTCTCTTACCCTAGGTAAACTGATATATCGGGAAGGCTTAGCAAAGTGCTCAAGCGGTCCCTCATAGTTTTGTTAACTGAGTCGATGTTCCTTTTGGAACTCTCTCAGTAACACCTCTTGCTCGTCAGTCAGAGCTAGGTTTTCCAGAAGTTCAGGTCTTCTAAGCCAGGTTCGACCCAGCGACTGTTTCAGGCGCCAGCGACGTATATCAGCATGGTTTCCCGACAGTAAAACTGACGGTACCTCCATGCCTTCCAACACTTCAGGGCGGGTATAGTGGGGGCAATCGAGCAATCCGTCAGCGAAAGAATCTTCTTCTGCTGAAGCCTGACGACCCAGAACGCCCGGTAT